AGAAATTCTTGCGATCCATATTGGAGTGGCTTTAAATACGCACAACATGAAGCAGTCATTTTTGACGACTTTGGACAAGACACAGTAGAATATAAAGATATTAAGGAACTTATTAGTTTAGTTAGTATAGCATCATTCTTACCACCTATGCCAACACTAGACGACGCAGAAATAGGACAAAAAGGAACAGTAGTAGCACCGAGAGTTATAGTACTTTGTACTAATTTAGAATCAGTAGATAGCGTTAAAGGAATACATCATTTAGGCGCTGTTTCACGTAGATTTGGACAAGTTTATAAACTTTCAAAAATAACAGAACCAGTTAATTTAGTTGCACAACAAACTAAAATAGCATCAGTTAAAGTTAAAGCATATGAAGACGATTTTCGTAATGTGAGATTTGAACAAATAATGACATTAGGAGCAACTTTTACTTTCGAAAACTACGGAGATATGTTAGAAGATTTAGCAAATAAATTTGATACTTTTTTGGACGTTAAAGACAAAATTAAAGACGGTAGAAAACGCAATATGCCCAAACTTCTTAGTCAGAAAGATTTGGCTAGACGAAAGCGATTAGATATGGCAAAGCATAAAGAAGAAGATGAAGATGAAGAAATGCCAGCTAAGGCTCAATCAGTAGACAACGAATTTGCATCATTGATATGCGCTTCAATAGGCGCAATAATGCCTTATGGCTTATTGCTTAATGTACTTGCATCAGGACCAAAATGGGTTTCTTATTTACTTTTAGGCATTACTGCTATATTTTCTATGGTAGCAATGTTTTTCTGTATTAAAGAATACATGACGACAACATCGCAATCTAAGACAGGCGGATTTAAGCGAGTAACTAGAATGAAAGCACAAGATCATTGGCTTTCTTTTGAACCAGACGACACACCAGAAGCACAAGCATCAGACACCAGCAATATACCAGAAATTGTATACAACAATTTTATTGAATTGACTTATCGACTCAAAATCGGTAATAATCGACGAAATAAAGCATTATTCATTTCAGGAGCAGTTTTTATGACAAATAAACATTTTTTTATTGAACACGACGGAGAATTATTGGCTAATGAAACTCAACTAAACATCAAGAGTTATAATACCACAGCTAATACAACAGAATACATCTTTTTTAATAGAGAGAATTTGATAGAAATACCAGATTCAGATCTCTGTTTATATAATTGCGGACATCGCAATGTATCACCACGCAGAACAATTACTCATTTATTTAATGAGAATCCAGCTATTTTTCCAAATACACCAATAGTAGCGGCTTTATGGCGACAGAATAAATTACAATGGTACAATTCGAATATCAAGAAAGTACATCACACTTTTGATTATGATAGTGCCCATGGCAAACCAATATACGTTAATGAAGCAGTATCTTACGATTTACAAACAACGGACGGAGATTGTGGCACACCCATAATCTTGAATACTAAACAACCCACCATAATAGCTATACATTGCGCAGGCAATGCTATAAGTGCATATGGAGTTTTGATAACTAGAAAAACCATCACTAAGTATCTTGACAAGTTCAAGATTAAACCTCTTGAAGAACCAACAATTCCCATGATACCTATTGCAGCACAAGATTGCATAGAGAAATTTGGCTTTGCAGAACATCATAGTCAGATTTTAGGAGTTGTTCCTAAGATATTAGTACCATCAAATGGAAAAACTAGCATATTGGAATCACCTTATGCTGGCTGTTTAGGAGAACAGAAATTTGCCCCTGCTAGTTTAGACCCGAAATTAACAATTTTAGGTATAAACAAGTATTCAGGCAATGTAGAAAGAATGGATCAAGATAAGCTTCAATTGATAGCAGACGATTTAGTTACTTTATATACATCATATTATTCACCTACACCTTGGCGAAAGCTTACAGTAGATGAAGTATTGAATGGAGTACCAGGCTGCAAATATCTAAGACCTTTAGATTATACAACCAGCGCCGGAGCACCCTTCAATATTATGGGAATTAGAGGAGAGAAACGAAAGCTTTTCGAATTGAAACCTAATACAGAACATGAATATCAACCAGGACCTTTATTAGCAAAAATTTTAGAACAATATACGGAAAAAATTGAGCGAGGTGTAATACCTTTTGTACCTTTTACTGATACTTTGAAAGACGAGACACGATTACTTGAGAAAGTCAATAAACCACGACTTTTTGCACAAGCATCACTTTTAAGTACTATAGTAATGAAACAATATTTTGGCTCATTTATGGCACATATGACACACGGACGCATTTATAATGAATGCGCAATTGGACTTAACCCGTACTCACGAGAATATGATCTTTTGATCAAATATTTGCTCGAAGTCGGAGGACCGGATGATGAAAATTTCGGTTCTTCAGACGTCGATAAATGGGACGGAAGAATGATTCTTGATGCTATGTGGGTATTCACTGACGTTACAAACCGCGTTTATGAATATTTCATGACAGATCATAGAACATTAGCATTTGATAATGAATGCAGAGAGACATTATCTTGCGTTGGCACTTTTGCCCTTCATATGGCGACAGTAGTCGACGTTAGAACTAACGAATTTTTTACTATTTTTTGGATAGCTAGAGGAGGAGAACCTTCAGGCTACGCAGACACAATTTATAAAAATAGTATGATTAATCAAGTATATAACAGATATGCTTGGTTAGTCTTAGCACCAACACTCATGCGCGATTTATATTTTTACAAGAAGAATGTACGCGCACAATATTGCGGAGACGACAATATTAATAATAAATCAAGAGCTTGCATGCCTTTTTATAATACACAAACAATAGCAGCATGCTTAGCAAAATATGGCGTTTTAATGGTCAACGCATCAGATAAAAATTTACCACCAGTTGATACCAATCTTTATTCAGCATCATTTATACAATTATTGCCAAGAAAAGAACATGGCACATATTTACCAATGTTAAATGAAGATACTATATACAACATAATTAATTGGTATAAAAAGACCATCGGACCAGAAATAGCATTCGAAGTTAACGCAAACACTATATTGAGATTTCAATATTTTTATGGACGAGAACAATTCAACAAGACAAAGGCGATTTTACACGAAGTCAAACCATCGGTAGAATTATTGTCATATGGAACATTACATGAACAATTCATGGAACTCGGCTATATAGTCGATGAAGATAATTTTCATCATACACAAAATGATTCCTTATTGGCACCAATTCGAATCCAGGAAAAATCGATTAAAAATATGGTACAACCAGAAAAACTTAACGATTTTAACCCGACAATGATAAAAGCACAATCAGCGACAGAAATAATAGACGACACAATAGACACTATTCAAAAGAGCATTATGCCAATCGAAACAATGATTGATGCATTTGCAGGTCTTTTGGACAAACCAGCAATGACAGATAATGTTAAACCAGTATTTATACGCAACGGACAATTTCACGGACATTCACGAGGAGCAGAAATGAATATAGACAACTTAGGCGTACTAGACCCAGCAGCAATGCAACTAGTAGACGCAGAACATACAAGCTGTAGAGTTGATGAAATGTTGATTAAGAACTTAATCAAAAAGAAATGCTTATTAACTACCATCAATTGGAAAACATCCCAAACTGAAGGTACCTTATTAGGCTCTTTTATAGTTTCACCGACACATAATACACCAACCATACCAGCAGGCGGACACGCAATATTTCCACTTCTTGCTTCTATTGCTCAAGTTTTTGACTTTTGGAGAGGCGGAATCAAGTTTACACTTGAATTTGTTTGCTCTAATTGGCAAGAAGGCAGAGTAGATATGACATATCAACCTAACCAGACAGTAGCTTCAACAGGCTACAAAGCAGCTTTATCGCAATATGCTATTTCTTATACCATCAGAAATGGCAGAAACTTAATCGAATTAGACTGCCCATACATTGCCGTACAACCATGGCGAAGAGTATGGAGAAATGATCCTCTTAAAGACGACCCAACAGATGATTATTTCAAAGCAAGTGACTTCTTATCAGGAGTTTTTGGCATTTATGTTTCTGTACCTCTCAAGGCACCAGCAACTGTAGTTAATAACATGGACATAAACGTATACGTTTCAGCATCCGACGATTTTGAATTATCTTATAATTCATTCGGAGGAATTTCGAGACCATTCGTTTTATATCCTACTACGGACGAGAAACTAGAGAAACAACGATCCAGAACTAGACCAATAGCACAATCAGGCGAACAATCAAGTATTTCAGAGAATCAACTTAACTTACGTCAAGTAGGAGGAGTTGGTCTTTTGGAACAAAATCAACCTATAGTAGTAGATCGATCATCAACAGACGTTTTTAACGCTAGAGCACATCTTGAAAATCAAGATATGAGTTGGAATTTACCACAAATGTTATCTAGAAAGAATTTAGTCGGATCAGTATCCTGGGCTTTGAGTGACACACCAAACACAATTTTACCACTCAATGGAGCCACAGTTACTGATGTAATATCAGACTTACTTCAAAATGACATAATTTCAGTACCATTCAATCGATTTTCATTCTGGCGTTGTAAATACGTAGACATACACGTACAACTTACAGCATCAAGATATCATCAAGGCAGATTATTAATGGCATACGTACCTAGTCAAATACCGAAAGCACTTTCA